AGGTCGCAGAGCTTGTCCGGGTGGCCCGCGCATACGCTTTCTGCTGTTAAGAATTTAGTTTCCATATCATTTTCCTTTCCGGGCGGTCAAAAGCCGCTCCATTAAATCGTCTTGTGGAGTGAAGTTCGAGCAGTCAGTCAGGCTGTTCTCTCGCACGATGGCGAAGATCTGCGCCCATAAGCTGTAGGTCTGTTTTGAGAAGGACTGAGCCATGCTGACGTAAGGGGAAGCAATCGGAGCGCCGGTTGTCGGGTGCTTTGCCAGCAACCCGTATTCGGAGATGGCCTGTTCGCATTGGATCCACCTTGCCGCGCTCATGGCGTATTGTTCGATCTGCTGTTTGGGGACCAGGTGGCTGCACTTGTGCTTTCCGAGCCACCCCCAGGTGTCCGTGTAGATTTCATTGGCAATCAGCGGATGACCGTTCTTCTGGGCTGCCGACAGCCAATCGGCGGGTTTTGGCATTTCCGAGCCTGATTCCGAATCCCCGTCGGGCAGGGGCACGATTTGAAGCTTCTTGGAGTTGCCGTCCAGTATCTTGTCCGCCAGAGCCTTGCGCGGCCTTCCACCGGCACCAGGCTGCGGACCTCTTTTTCCCATCAATTCACCTCCAGTCAAAGAATGGGGGTTAATACCCCCAAAACTTACGAAAAAATTCACACGACGCCCCACGCCCGTTCCCCGGGCAGAGGGTTGTAGAGATTCGATCCCCCCTACATTGATGTGTTCACTCGTGATTAATGATGTTATATTTATTTCAAAAGGAGTTTTTTTATGGCACATCCAGAATTAAAAGGGCTGTCTGATTGGACTACTTTCAACAGTAAGAACGTTTATACTAATAAAAATTTCCAAAAGATCCTCGACTTCTTTCTTTTCGAGTGCCCAAACCAACACATGAGTGTTCGTAGCCATCCCTTTCGTGAACACGGTTGGCAGACGAAATACTTTTCGGGCCTCCAACTAAAATTACGTAAAGCTAGTGAGCCTAAAATCTTGTTTCACAGGGTGGCAATAAAAAATCTGTTTGAGACCTTAAAACTAACAAATCAATTAGGTGCGGTCGATTGCACAAACGAGTTAGTGATTTACCATGATAGTGGCGAAAGCATGGTTACTCTGTTCGGTGCTATCAGGAATGCATTTGCTCATGGGTCTTATCAAATTAAGACAGTGAATGGAACCCGTTATTATTGTCTTGAGAACAGGACACCTCCTTCAGTAAGTCAACCTCTTTATTTTGATCAGGAAGTCCGTGCTAGGATGGTACTGAAAGAAAAAACCCTGTTAAGCTGGATTGACATACTTCAAGCAGGACATCCCAATACTGCAATCTAACCCCAGCGATCCCCGTCGCGAGCGGTAATGGCGGAGTGGCAAGGGGTGCAAAGGGCCATGAGGTTCGATTCGTCATGGGTTCCTCCCCGTGCAAGGGGAAGGATGTGATGCACCTCCGTTGCCGGAGTCATCCGACCCTGCTTCATGCACTCCTCACAGAGTGGATGGGCTTCGATGTAACGATCCCGTATGCGCTTCCAGGCACGGCCGTACCGCTTCTTGGAGTGGGGATCCCGGTCGTATTTCTCGTAGCGGGCAGCCTCCTGACGTGCATGCTTCTCACAGAACCTTGAGTCGGTCAGTTCCGGACAACCGGGATATGAACATGGTCGCTTTGGTTTCCTCGGCATGGAACACCTCCTTTGGGCATATAAAAAGCCCTCGCGGTGTCCCGACGAAGGCTCTCAACTTTATTCTTGTGCTATCCTAATCATCTCATAAGAACGGGGTATCATTCTATGTCTTTAGGTATCCTGATCCATCAGCCCGGCACAAAACTCCAGTGCAGCGTTGTGCATCTTATAGAGGTGATGGATGCTGTAGCACATGTTCACAGCAATCTGCTCCCATGTCTTGAAACACAGGTAGCGGAGTTCCAGAATGGTTTGGTACTCGGGATTGGAGACGGATTTGACGAGTTCGACGATCTCACGCTTGAGGTCCACCAGGTTGTCGATGTCGGTGTTGATGTCCGCTTCAAGGTCCATGATCTTGCAGATGATATCCTCCATGCGGTGAAAGTTCCTGGCACCGCTGGGCGGGACATCGCTCAGGGTGGAAGTCGCTTTGGTCGCTAGGTCATGGAGGGATGAGACCTGTTCGATCTTGCTGTTGATCCGTTGGTCTATTCTGTAAGCTTGGGACAGGTAATCCTTCGCCGCAGTTATTTTCTTATTCATAGGCTACCTCCGATTCAAAGATTAAGGTCACTCGGATTGGCAGCTTTTGACTCCTTGGATTGTCTTTGATTTACAAATTCGCTTTCACGGCATCGATCAGCGCTGACTGGTTATGGTCTTTGTCCTTGAGGGCTTTCATGACCCGTTGGTCTATGGTGTCCTGCGCCACGAGATGATGGATGACCACGGTGTCGGATTCCTGGCCTTGTCGCCACAGCCTGGCGTTGGTCTGCTGGTACAGCTCTAGGCTCCAAGTCAGTCCAAACCACACCAAGGTGGAGCCGCCGCTTTGAAGGTTCAGTCCATGTCCGGCAGAAGCGGGGTGGATGATGGCGACGGCTATCTCGCCCTTATTCCAGGCTTTGATTGATTCTGCGGTATCCAGCTTCGTCACGGGAAACCGCTTCTGGATCCGTTCCAGGTCATGCTTGTACCAGTAGGCGACAAGGACGGGTTTCCCGTTGGCGGCTTCGATGAGATCCTCCAGGGCATCGAGCTTCCGGTCATGGAGCGGGACGACCGATCCGTCATCGGCGTAAACCGCTCCGTTCGCCATCTGAAGCAGCTTGTTGGATAAAGTGGCGGCGCTTCCCGCATCGATTTCCTGTCCTTCAAGGGAAAGGACCAGGTCACGCTTCATGCTCTCATAGGATTTGCGCTCTTTTTCCGAAAGGAGTACGGGGATCTCATTGATGATGCATTCCGGCATTTTGAGATAGTCCGTGCTCCTCATGCTGATGGTGATGTCTGATATCAGCCGGTAGATTTCATCCTCCGCTCCCGGAAGGGGTTTATAGCTGAATACGATCTGCTGGTTGCGCTTGTCCGGGGTGAAGAAGTTGTTCCTGTAATGTGAGATGAACCTTCCGAGCCGCTGACCCAGGTCAAGGATCCCGATTTCCGCCCACAGGTCCATCAGTCCGTTGCCCGATGGAGTTCCCGTCAGTCCGACGATCCGTTTCACCTTAGGTCGAACCCTACGCAGGGCTTTGAACCTTTTTGACCCGTGAGCCTTGAAGGAAGACAGCTCGTCGATAACAACCATGTCGTAGTCAAAAGGGAGCCGGCTCTTGTTGACGAGCCAGTCCACATTTTCCCGGTTGATCAGGTAGATATCCGCGTCCTGCATCAATGCGGCGCTGCGTTCAGTCTCATTTCCGATGGCCACGGTGTAGGTCAGGCCTTTCAGGTGGTCCCACTTTTCGATTTCCGCAGGCCAGGTGTCACGCGCAACCCGCAGCGGGGCAATGACCAGTACTTTTCGGATCAGAAAGCTGTCAAATAGTAATTCTGCAACAGCCGTCAGGGTTATCACGGTTTTGTCAACCCAAGCCCATATCCAACAGCAGGGCGGACATTTCATGCGACTTGATAAATTCAAGCGCTATTTCCTGATACCTATGTGGTATGAACTTCATTTTTTAATCACCCCCAATCTTTCTAATACATCTCTTAACTCAAGATGGAACCTTGCATGCTCCGACTGTGATTCAAATATTCGCAGGTTGTCTTCAGAATTGTTCAAGAAGTTTCCGTCGATGTGGTGTACGACTTCCCCTGGTTTAAGAGGCCTTCCCAGAATTTTTTCAGCTATGGTCCGGTGCTCATGGACTCCGAAAAACTTCTTGTACGTTTTTCCTGAACCTTTGCCAAGCCGTGCTTCCCTTAATTTGAGGCGGACATCAGGTGTCATTCGTGAAGAGTTCATGCCTTTATTCAGTTCAGAAAGATGTCGGCTGATATTTGTATAGTCCTTCAATTGGTTGTAAGAGGAAGGGTTAAATTTCTTGCTGCTAAATTTCCTAAGGCAGCCCCTACTGCAAAAGTTGTGCTTAGTGATTTGGCTCTCATATTTATCAAACACGATGCCGCACCAGTCACAGGCCACATGTAATTTCATCAAGGATCCCTCCGATCTGTCCGGGGTCGTCGATGCAGAACACCTGAAAACCTAACGCTTCCAGTTGTCTTTTCCGCTTTTCCTGCAATGGCCTTGGCTTTTTCCCAGGGGCCTTCATTTCAATGAAGGCTAACTTACCATATGGGAATAGGACCAATCGGTCGGGCATCCCATCGAATCCTGGGATATTCAGTTTCAAGGCAAGCCCTCCCCGGAGCTTCACTTCTTTTATGAGTTTTGCTTCGATAATTTTTTCTCTCATGCCATTCCTTTCCGCCTTTTCATGAGTTCCAAAGTTCCAGGTTCCAAGAAGTTCCACGGAATCCTTATAGCCTATACGCGCGTATATGCAGGTGTCCGTGATGGCTCTCTCCCTATATCCATATTTCTTTATATATTTAGGAATTATGGAACTCATGGAAAAAGCATTGATTTATAAGGGTTCTAAGAGGTTCTAAGATGCGGTCTCCTGACGTCTCGTGGCTACCAGCGGGAAGGTCTCCGTGATGACCTCTTCCTTCGACTGCCCATCGTTGACTCTCAGCCACACATACTGGGCGCCGTAGCCCTTGATTTTCTTCTTCTGGCCTGAGTAGACCCAGCCGCCGATTTTTTGCATGATGAGCTTGATTTTATAGCTGTCCGCCTGGCGTTCGAATTTGCCGCGGTCGTTCCCGAAGCACTCGCACCAGATCTCCATGTTGCTGACATACTCGCGAGCCATGGTTCCTTCCACTCGAAGTGGGTCGTCGGACGAGAAGTAATTTTTACGACTGTAAAGGTCCATGTCGTACCAGTTCTCAGGCAGGAGCATATCCAGGAAATCCTTCACGATGCCTTCCCGTTCGTCGGTCTCAAGGGCGGCAGTCTGTTCAGCCTTAGCTTGTTCGGCAGCTTCGCCGTCCAGGTATAGTTTCTCGCCTTGGGTCCAATAATGTTTGGCTTCAGCCCAGATCTGGGGCACATCCGATTCCGGAAGATCCCAACCCTTCTTTGCCGAGCCATGGACGCGCACCACCCAGAACCTTCGGTTGCCGGTGGTGTCACGAAGGAAGCCTGCGCTTTCGGCATTGGTCGAGCCGACCAGGATGCACTGGCGGGGATGGCTTTCCACGGACCTGCCGTAGGAAGGCCGGTATTGGTCGTCCTGCCTGGAGAGGAACCCCTTGATGTTGTTCACATCCATCTTGGACAGTCCGGCGAGTTCCGGGATCTCCACGATCCACACGCCCTGGATTTTTTCAGCAGCGTCTTTGCCTTTTCCCATATCCGTAAAGTTCAGGCTGTCGGAGAACCACTCACCGGCGAGCCTTGCGAAGAAGGTGGACTTGCCGAGGTCCGTCTGACCGTTAAGCACCAGCATGGAGTCATACTTGACGCCCGGATGATAGATGCGGGCGACCGCCGCAACCAGAGTCTTTCTCGTGACGGTCCTCGTGTATTTGGTGTCGTCTGCTCCGAAATACTCGATGAGCAGCGTGTCGACCCGGCAAACGCCATCCCACGGGGGAAGGCTGTCCAGGTATTCCTTGATAGGGTGAAAGGCGCAGTCGTCCGCCACCTTCGTTATCGCGAGTTCATAATTTCTGGATGAGAAGGTTCCGTATGTCCTATCCACATAAGCCACCAGCTGGGCCGTATCGGCGTCTCGCCAGGACTGGTGCGGTCTTGACCACGGAAGGCCTGGATCGCCGTAGATCTGGTTTGCCAGACGGTTGTATCTGATCCCTTGCAGCTTGGAGTCGTTCTTCAGGATCAGGAGCAGGTTGCCCAGATTGTTCTTGAGGACTGTAGAGCGCGGCTCATATTCCAGGTTTTTCTCCCAGTCGGAACTTACATCAGTGAAATCCGAAGATGCCTGGGCTTTGCGTTCGTCGGCCAGAAGGAGCTTCACCCGTTCATCGGATACAGCAAGTTCCGTCATGGACTTGTAGGACGGGAGCTTGGTGACGGGCGTTTCCTCTGGATAGTTTTTATCCTGGTCGCGGTATTTATGGAACCTGACCAGGTCAAAGGCGTTCATCAGTTTCCCGCAGGCAGGGTCTGTGGCATGGTGGCTG